TAGTGCGTCTTCAATTCTATGACGCTTCTCAATCATCTCAATCTCTGTGGCCGCTCCCACTCTGATAACTGAGACGCCAGAAGCTAATCTTGTAATTCGTTCTTGAATTTGTTCGCATTCACGTATGCTCTCTGTGTCTTGCATGATTGCTTTTAGTTTCTCAATTTCCCTTTCCACCACTTCCATCTCGCCAGCACCTCCGACCATAGTAGTAATGTTCTTTGTGGCTTCTAGTTTTTTTACCTCTCCAAAGTGAGTGAGCTTTACATCTTTTAATCTCACTCCACTTTCACGCGAAACAAGAGTTGCGCCAACAGAGATGGCTAAATCTTTTAAAGTGTTCCTGCGTTCCTCGCCATAGTTTGGCGCTTTGATGCCGCAGACACGCATAGTTCCGCGCATAGCATTCATAATGAGAGATGCTAGTGCTTGTCCTTCGATGTTCTCTGCTACGATTACAAAGGGTCTGCTTTCTCTTGCTGCGATTTCTAAAGCAGGAAGCATATCTTCTACATTCTCAATCTTTTCATCTGTAACCATTACAAGAGGATTGTCGTATCTTACCAACGCTCTTTGATCGTTATTGATAAAAGCAGTAGCCAAGTATCCAGAATTAAAGCGGAAACCTTCTACTAATTCTAAGCTTGTCTCTAGTGATCTTGCCTCTTCAATGGTCACAGAGCCATCTTTACCAGCAAGATCAATAGCTTTGGCGACGAGCTTACCAATAGTTTCATCGCCATTTGCTGCGATTGTCGCTATGTTTTGTACATCGTCAATAGATTTAATAGGAGTAGCGGTATCTTCGATTTGTTTCACAAGATGTTCAATTGCTAGCTCCATTCCTTTCTTTAATTCAATTGGAGGAGCACCAGCAGTCAAATACTTTTGTGCTTCGCGATACATCGCATATGTTAAAACTGTTGTAGTTGTTGTGCCGTCGCCGGCTTCTTGATTTGTTTTCTCCGCAGCTTGTTTTACAATCTGTGCGCCAGTATTCTGGAAAGGATCTTCTAAATCAATAAACTTAGCAACCGTTACACCGTCTTTCGTTGTAATGGGATTTTTGCCTTTTTGATGTAAAATAACTGTGCGCCCTTTTGGGCCAAGAGTTGATGCTACATTCTCAGCAACAATCCTTATGCCCTCCTCCAAGCTTTGGCGAAGGGTTTGAGAATTATTATATTGTTTCATTCACACCTCTATGTTGTTTCTATATTATAAGAGAGTATTATAACTTTGTCAAGTATTATTTTTTAGCTTCCGCAGCTAAATTACTAGAAATGTTTTGTAATTTAACAGCATCGCTAGCTGCTTCATCGGCAGCACTAATATTATGTTCTATATAATAACTGGTTAAATTATTGTTAAAAGAAGCTAAAGCTTCATACAATGGCAGAACAATATCTTTTAATTGTTCATTATATTTAATGGATACCTCACGGATATAGTTTTTATCTAAAGTGATATCGCCGTATCTTTTCTGTTTCATCATAGCCGGAAGATTTTTTGTCCTGTAGAACTGCGGCTTAATTTCAAATTGAGTTACGCCTTTTTTGATCATTTTTTTCATGGTCCCAAACCACCTATCAGGATCGTTTTGGGCCATAAGCTGCAGCTCTTTAACTTGATCAGGTGAAAGTCTACTTTTGCCTTTTACATCCAGATCTTCTACATCTGGTTGACCCAAAACATGCTGCGAGCTGAGGTTGTTTATGATCCATGCTAGCAACTTGCGCCTTTCATCAACCGCTTTCGACCAATCAACAGTCTTGTCTTCCGAATTTTCTGGATTTAATTTTGGAAACATCTTAAATCGCACCATATCCTCTCTCTTTCCTGCGTCAACGGCATACTCCACAAATTTGTCAACCAGTTCTGGAGGTGCGTTTCGAGCTAGTTCTATGGCCTCTTTGCGCCGGGGGGGGCTCTTGCCGTTCTTCTTTCCGGCGACTATACCAATGCGGTTATATTCTTGCTCAAATTTTTCAGCCTTTTCTTTTTCATCGATGTCTAAGTCAGCTGCAGGGTCTAATAATATTCTGTCAGTGTCTTCGTTAATCGTCCATGGCTCAAATTTATCGCCAATCCAATTTAAAATATTATCTTTTGTAATAGTAATAGAATAGAAAGCCAAGACTTTATCACCAAATTTTACTGCGATGACATATTCAATACCTTGATTTTCTTTATCTTGAAAAGCTAGCCATTTTAAAAGGTTGATAATACTGCCATGAACTTTAGTTTCGGCACTTAATAGCTTAAGGCTCAGTGCGCGGCCCCCTGTGCCAGTCTCAGGATCAACAAATATTCTAATATCTTCAATCGGAAGAGCGCCGGCGACTGTTTCAGTTTCTTGCTGCCCGCGCAAAAGACCAGCGAGAAAAGCTTCAAATATAAAGCCTGCGCCGGAAGCGGAAAATTGTCCAATCACGGTCGACAAAAGCTCTAGAAAAACCAAACTTGATAAGATTTCAGAGACGGGTAATTTTTTGGTTCCGGCGCCAGACATAAAATTATTAATCCAAGCAATTTTGTCAGGCAAACTGTCGCCTTGTATGCGATTCATATATTTTTCAAATATTCCTCGCGCATCGGAGCCCACTTGCCCCCAGTCTTCCGTAATCTGAATTTTTGGAAGAAAATCTAGAATTGATTTTTTACTAGACTTCGGTGCTTCATCTTCTGTTAAAGAAATACTTGAAGAGTTCTTATTTTCTTCTATAGCCTCATCAAACAAACTCCAAAGTTTTTCTTTAGTTAGCAAGTTCTTGGGGGCAAAGTAATTTTCTACTAATTTATTTATGTCCATAATATAATTAGTCCTTTAAAGATGATATACTAACTATCAATCTTTAAGATATGTTTTTTGTAGCGCTTTCTTATAATGGGTGTCTAATGCGCCCATGATGTCATCCCAGTTTTCAAGTTCAAGAGCTTCTCTGTAAGTTACTGGAAGAGAGTTTTTGAGACCCAGCGCTGTTTCTTTTTTCCAATTATCAAAAACAGCCTCGTCATCATTTCGAAATAACTTTATCTTTTCTTGATCAATGTCTTCGCTAGTTTCTAACATAACATATTTCGCAGTCATAGCGAATACTAATTGCTCATACGCAAAACCAATCAACTGATAGGAGTGTATTTTAACATCATTAATGAATTTTACTTTTTTGTAGATAGATGTGGTCCTGTCAATGATATAATAAAGCATACCACCTAGAAAAAACCAAAAAAGTCCTTGCATGTCTAACCTCGCTGTTAATGTTATAGAAAGTATATATTAACTATTTTTCTTTGTCAATAGTCTTTTGGCAACTCGGCGGGCAACTTCATTTACTAGATCGTCATCATCGACTACGTCAATTTCTTCTAGTTCTTCGACCTCTTCCTCTTCTTCACCAGCTGGTTCTTCTAGATCAACATCCAACTCTTCTCCCTCATCGCCCATATCAGGCGCTGGAAGCTCTTCTGGCTCAGGCGCTACACCTTGTGCCGTTTCGACTTGCTGTAAGAGCGCTACAAGTGCGTCAGCTTGCTCCGGAGACAAAGTCAACTCTACTTCTCCGTCACCAGCAGGCTCTTCAACGTCCATTGGCTCTTCAGCATCCATTGGCTCTTCCAGTTCAACATCCATTTCTTCTTCACCTTCGAGGCCAGGCGGAAGCTCCTCGTCGGCGGGAGGACCGAAATCCTCTTCATCATCTTTGTAAGCTTCTTCTGTTTCACTAATGAAACCATTAGTCAACGGGGCGATCTCTGCTAGCTTCATGAAGCGACGAATAGTGGCTTCATTTAATAGAGTTTTCTTAGACATGCGTTTTCTCCTTAACTGAGCATATTAAGATGTAAACATCTTTTATTTTATTCAATGCTATAAATAGTATCATTTTTGCTAAAGTTAGTTTTTTTTATCTTCCTTAATACTTCTTTTTCTATTTGAGTAACGCGGACGTAAGATATGCCCAATCTAGCCCCTATTTGTTTCAAGCCCATTGGGCCGTTTTTCTTAACTGCGATGTCGACACAATTTAGATCATCATCATAATTTATCCACATCCTGCAATCCTTTTGCTCACAAGGACTTTTGTTCTTATCACATACTTCTGCACATTTCATATATCACCTTTTTCCCTTTCAATTATATCAAATATATTTTCTATCTCGTCTTGGTTTAATCCAAAACGATTAATTATATCTTGCTCTTTCTTTTTAATTTCTTTATGCTTCTTTAAACGAAATTTGCGTGACAACATACTGCTTTCTTTTATTTTCGCAATGAATGGCGCCAAGTCTGGATCATCAGTAAGATAGGCTTTGATGTATTCGTTAAAAAACCAAAACTTAGTTATGTCGTCAAATCTAAGCTTAATTCTTAAATTAGCATCTAAGCTTTCCAAGCTTGGAACCTGGATATATTTTGCATCTGCTGGTGGTGGATTTCTTTTTCTCATCTTGATAAAATATGAGTATGGCTTTCGCCCAAACCAGCGTTTGTTTGTCGCACAAAATGTGCCTTTGATTGAAGCTCGGCAATTGTGCGGCAACCAGAATAAGACAGACCAGATTTAATACCGTTAGCCAAATCATTTAATATTAAGTTAACTGGTCCTTTAAAATCGACTAACGTGCTTACTCCTTCATCTGAACTATATTTACCACGCCAATCCATTTGTGCGTCTTTGCTGGCCATTCCGCGATATTTCTTTTTTGAGCCAGCCATAGTAGCTACTTTTTCTCCAGGCGATTCAGCTGTTCCAGCCAGCATAGAACCAAGCATAACAAAATCTGCTCCAGCAGCCAAGGCTTTAACAATATCGCCGCTGGATCTAATACCTCCGTCAGCAATGATTTTGGTATCTCTATCGCTTTGAGCGCAGTCTATGATTGTTTGAAGGCCTGGTAAGCCATGACCGGTTTGAATTCTTGTCGAACATATACTGCCGCCGCCAATATTACAACGTATACTATCTGCGCCCCAATCTGACAAATCGTTGAAGCCTTGAAGAGTTGCGACATTGCCGGCCATAATATGCACCATGTCACCTAACTCTTCTTTGATGGCTGTAATAGCGTCTTTCATCAAAATGTGATGGCCGTGTGCGACATCGATACAAAGAACATTAACACCCGCCTCAAACAAGTTGACTGCGCGCTTAAGATAGTCTCCTGTAACTCCAACAGCTGCGCCGCCCCAATTACATTTACGAACTAGTTCGCATTGCTCTTTTACTGTATTATAGCGATGAATGATACCTAGGCCACCGGCTTTGTACATTGCAATGCACATATCACTT